GTCAAAAACTGTCGCTCCAACATTTTCTAATTTTGGAAAATCAACTTGTTTTTCTGTAATAGGAGTACTTTTTCCAGCCGAACAAGATTCAACTTTATAGCAAGCTAATGCTTCTTTAATTTTAGCAACAGAATCCTTAGGGCAATCGCCCGCAATTTTGATCTTAAATTCGTAAACTTTTTTGCTTTCTGTTAAGTATTCTTTAAATGATTTCATATTAGGTCCCAGTACTGTATTTATTTCATTTGCTTTAGTTTTTCTAACAAACTATTGCGATCTGAAATAATAACGCCATCGCCTTGAATAGTAACACTATCGTCGACTCCGTTGGCGTCATTGTCTAATTTTTGCTTTTTCAACTGAAGATCTATCATTTTAAGTTTTTTATCTAGTTTAGCACTTTTAGCGGATATTGCATGCCCTAGCATACCGGCGGCTACTTCAAACAATCTAGCACTATATCTGGCTTCAACGTTCATGCCTAAATCCATAATGTCTTCGTAGGCATTTGTAGCTTTCAAAGCTAAATCATCTAGCTCACCGTCGGCAATATCACCCAAGCCTTTAACTTGGGGTAGTGCGGCTGATATTTTATCAAATTCACTCATGTCGCGAATAAATGGCTGAGCGATTTCAGCTTTCTTAGCTTCTTTTTCTTCCTGCTTAACAATTTTTTTGCTTGTAGGTAAATTTAAAATTTCTTCTAATTTTTTAGTCATACATTACTTATCAGCTTTACATTTGGAACAAATCATTTTCATTTAGAATTCTAAACCTGATTCCTTGCTGTTTGCACCATAAATTAGCGGCAGCCCATTTGGCTTGATTTTTTACATACTGTGCTTGATTATATTTGTTTTTTCCTACACGTTCTAATATAGTCTGACTAGCAGGTTTAATTTCTATTAATTCTACCAATATTCGATTTTTAGCATCTACATACTGTATAAAAAAATCAGGAACATAAACAGTTTGTTTGCCGGTTAATGGATCTCTGTAGGGAATTTGTACAGCTTCGCTAGCCCACTTGTGTACATTATCATTGTTGTCGCAGAATCGCATAAATGTCCATTCCCAACTACTACGATAAAACGGAATCTTTGTTCCTACATATTTTTCTGGATGGGCCATTACAAATTTGCCCTTTGCAAACTTGTTAGCCATTTTAGATTAAAATATTTCTACTTTCGTAAGTGTTTACAATTGGGGCTACTCTATAACCTAGTAAACTTACTTTTTCTCTATACGTATTTAGAATTTGTGCAACTATTTGACTTAACTGCACATCTGTTAATGATTTTAAACTGTTTAACAAATCAAAGACATTTACATTATCTGCTTTTGCTTGATTTAACACCACTATAGCTGTACTACGTGCGCTTTCTATATCAAATCCTCGTTTGGTAAAAAATGCCACTGTAATATCAATTTCGTTGGCTGGAAAACTTATTTGATTAACAAAAAATTTATCAAAAAAAGATTTAGTATCAGTGTTATCTATTATAGTAGGTAAATTTCCTGGCATCTTGTTTCTCTATTGGTTAGACTAAATTAACTGGAGTTGCTACAGTTGTATTAGTTGCTGTGTTACTAGTCGGAAATGCTACGCCTTGTAATCCGCTTGGGTTTGAAGGACTACCGGCAAAAGGAATTGTTGCATTTACTGTTGGCAAAGCCGGCATTAATGGATTTTGATAGTTATTTACAGTGTTGGCATTATTAGCTAATACCGATGTTGGATCTAATGGTGTAGTTGTTTGAACAAAGGACGGGCTTACACTAGTTCCTGTAGATTGGCCTTGTAACGGGCCCGGAGTAAGATCGTAATGTGTTTGCGCAAATCCTTCAACAGTTCCATCGGTAACTAACCCCATGTCATAAGTTACTGCTTCAAATGATAATGTCATTGCAAAATCATGAGGAGTATTACCAGCATAAGCAAGATTTTGATGATCCCAAGATTTAATTATAGGGTTTACTAAAGTATAGCTAATCCACTCGTGACGAGCCATCTGATAAATCTTTATATAGTTAAAGAATGGTACAGTAGAGCCATTATCAAACCCGTAAGGAGTAGTAATAAAATCACTACTTCTAGTTGCGTTTCTATTGTAGGCTCCGGTTTGTTGAGCACTGGTACTATCTGCATAATAGTAACTATAATAATTTTGCCATATTTGATTGATTAAACTCATATTATCATCATGGAATTTAACCACAACATCATTAAATTTATGATGTGTTTGTATTTGTTTTTTTCTGTTGTATTGATTAACTTGGTCAACAGTTACCGTAAACTTAGGTAAATCTATACTTTTAACTAGCATGTTTACTTCTTGACCAAATGCTTGTAATAATGAAGTATTTTTACAACATGCAGGGTTAATATTAAAAGCTACATGAAATCCAAAATTCCATTTAGGTGCCAGTCTAAACTGATCATCTACGAATAGTCGAGCCGCGTGTTCCCAGTCTCGTAGATTAACGAACGAATCTGCAACTAATTGATTTGAGGGTGTAAATGCCATACTATTATTTATACGTGATCTTAATATGGGTAGTTAATGGCTATTCAATAAAAAACCCGCCTAAGCGGGCTTTTATTAAAACGATGTACTAGCTTGTGCGCCACCACCTGTAGCCGCTGTACCGCGACCTTGTGTAAATCCTTGAGCACCAAACGCCAATCCTGCTGGAGCAGTTTGTTGTGCATTGTCGTATTGTATGCCCAATGTAATCATCATCGGATCTGAACTGTTATATGCCAATGTTTCAAAATTAGTTTCTTGAACATAGCAACCGTATAGAACCCAAGTTTCTAAAGACTTAGTAGGATCTCCGTCTGCACCGTTTGATCCGTCTAACATTTCGATACGCATAGTGAACTTGTAATCACCTGCGCTTGTTGCGCTAGATTGTTCAAAGAAATCAAACTGCTTTTGAACTTGTTGACCAACTAGTTTAGTAACCGCATTTGTAACATCGTCACGTAGTTTGATAGTCATCTTCTGCCATGTTGGTTTACCGGCATAGTGAATTTTACTATTATAAACTTCGATAGTTTTGTCTTCGAATGTAACTTGTGGACGAGCGGCTTCTGCTACTTGTTTTGTTAATTCTGTAGTGGCATTGTCTGTTCCAAAGTTTTCAAAACTAATTCTAAAACGATATTTCAACTTGGGCATTAACATGCCCTGAGTTGCTGAACTTTGGTCCGAAGCTAATGGTACTGTAAATCTTGATAATGATGCGACTGACATTTGATGTTCTCCTAATTATACACCACCAGTAGCTTTAATGCCACCGGTATTTTTTAAACGTAATGGAATGTAGATGAATTCAACAGCTTTCACTGGCTCAATAGCAACATCTAAATACAATTCGCTTCTATCGATTCTTGCAGGTGTGTTATTACTTGTATCGCACACTACTAGATAATCGTACAATGCACGTTGTCCAACTAATTCTAACAATAGCTGTTCAGCCGCTTGTTTAATTTGATTACGTGTAATTGTGTCGTTTGGTTCAAATATATATGGTTTTGCTAATTGTGAGAACTGACGGCGTAGATAAACAACTAAACGTGCTACGTTAATTCTATCTAAACTACTTGCAGTCAATTGACGTGTGTACTGACCATAATTTACTAATCCAATACCTGTTAAGTATGTGATTGGGTTTACATGAATACTAGCAAGTGTATCACGTTGTCCAGTGTTTAATGCTGTTGCTACGAACTCGCCAGTTGCTGAATCAACATAGCCTACTGAGCTAGCATTTGTAATTCCGCCACGACGTGTTCCTGCTGGAGCAAACCAAGGATAGCTTACGTTATCGCTTAATGCAATAGTACGTAAAATCATGTGACTGGGTGGAACAACAATATTGTTGCCTAACAAGTCTGTAGTGTAACCCCATGGATAAAATACACCAAGATACGGATCTGTTGTAATTAAACCTTGGTCGCCATCTACTACTGCATTGTTTACGTTGTTACCCCAGTTGCTTAAACTTGTAGCATCTGGTGTTAAACGTGCAGGGCTATCGCCGACTACAAATGCTGTATAACCACGGTCTGCATTTAATCCTACTAGTTCGCTAATTGTTTCTGGATAACCAGGGCAAGCAATCAAGTTAAACACACGTGATTCTTCGTCACGAATTTGTTGATTACCTTGGATTGTTGCGTTCAACGCAGCCAATACTACTTCGCGAACTGCTTTGCGACCAAATGCTCCGGAACCGTTAACTTGATTAGCGGCATGTGTTACCCAACGATTTGGATAATAAGTAGTCATTGGAGAATTAGACTGACGTGGATTACGTGCATTAACATCTACATAATTTGTTACATATTCTAATACATTAAATCCGCTACGACGTAGATTCCACAATAACATTCCTTTTGGATATAGTGTAGGATCTGGTGCGTCGAAATCTACAAAACTGCTGTTTAATAAATCTACGATAGCACTAGGTGTATTGCCATTAGCAACACCGCCATCTGTACTCCAACGAGCATCTGCAAATATAACACCATTTTCACTAGTATGATCTGCATTACTAATCAATAACCATTTCTTAGTCAAGTAGTTATACTTGTAAATTAATGGATAATTTTCTAAATCACTTGTATCAATCCACAAATCACCGTGGGCTAATGGAGTGCCGTCGCTTTGTACTGTTGGCTGACTGGCACTAACAATTGGACCGTTTGGATCTGTTGTGCTTGAACCATATAATTGATTTACTGCTTTACCAGCAACTGTTAAATAACCTACCCAACTTGATCCATTATTAACTAAAACATCTACATCATCGATGTAATTATTATACCATATTGTACCATTAGCTGGAGTTGTTGTAGGAGCACTTGCACTAGCAGGAGCTACTGCTGTACCTGCACTGTTCACTGGACTCCATAAACTAGCAACATACTGTGTTGTTAAATTAGCATTTGGATTAGCATAGAAATTAGTTGTGCCTACACCATTACTTAGTGGAGTAAAGATTTTTCCAATTGGTGTATTAGCACCATCATTGAATCTAATCTCACCTCCTAATCCGTGTGTAATTACTAGTTGATTTGAATTAGAAACACTAGCAATTAAATTTGTACCTGCTGGCATTGCGGCGTTAAAAGCAGCCGACATTAATGCCGCATCAGTAGTTGCGCCAGTTGCTGTGAATGAAACAAGCACTCCGCTATTAATTTGTCCAATAGTTGTTAATGAACCTGTAGTAGTGTTCGCATAGCTAACACTAGTTGTAGTAGATGCTGTTACTACATAAGTACCATTATATCCAGCTGGAACCATGCCACTTACTGTAATATACTGCCCTACAAGGTATGCTGTAGACATAGTGGGTACAGTTAGTGTAGCAACTGTACCTGTACCGCTTGCCGCAGTTGGTGTAACTATATAAGGTGTAGCTAATGCCGCTTGGCCTACAACACTTTCTCTAACTGAAAATGTGTTTACACCAGCAGTAAATGTACTTGATGATATAGAACTACTTGTAATAGTAGTTGGACCAGTTGCGCTACGAATATAAATTTTAAAATGACCTAATGCTGGAACGCCTTCGTCATCGTTGTATTTTACGTAAACTTGACCAATAGCTAAATTAATTCCACCACCTGTTGGGTCGTAGGCATAAATTGCATGGCTTCCACCTAAGGCTAGTTGAGTAGTTAGGCTAGACCATGTGTTTGTACTAGCAGAATATTTTTTGATAATCCAATCTGCACCGTAATCTGCACTAGTAGTCTTGATCCAAACTGAACCAGTTGGAGCACCGTTATTAGTTGATTGGTTATCAGTAATTTTAAATAACGGAACACTAGTATGTGGACTTAATTGTAATTGAGGAGCCAAATAAATTGTTGAGTTTAATCCAACTTTAGCTACTGTAGATCCGCTAAGTGTAATAGCACCAGTATAAGAAGCATTATTTGTGTTTGTACCGTTAGTAAATAAATTTAAATAGCCATTAATGTTTGAAGCTGTAATTCCCGCCGCAGTTAATGTACTATTAGAATTAATTGCAGTAATTAAAGCAGTTAATGTTGTTACACTAGTAATACTAGTACCATTGATTACTAACGCATCGCTAGTTAGTAAAGTAATAGAACCAGTAGCAATCGTACCAGTTGCCGCAGGCCAACTTGCGGCCCATGCTGGAGATCCTACTTCAAC